GTGTGGACGTCCGGATCAGCGGACGAGGATGCCGAGCGTCAGCAGGGCAGCGTGGGCAGCGGCAATCTGTGGCGCGGTGGGCGTGCCGAGGATGGCGATCTCGTACTGGTTGACGATGGCGGGGCCGCGGATCAGCACGACGGCGTTGGTGTCGCCACCACTGGCATCGACACTGTCCCAGAGGATGGCTGCTGCCGTCTGGGTGCCGTTCGATGCAGCGGGATCATGGGCGGCGTATTTGCCTGAGGCAGTGACCTTGCCCAGAATGGTGCCGGGTTGGAGATTACCAGAGGCGAGAACCACCGTGCTGCGGCAATAGTCGCGGAGCGTTTCCCAGACGAGGAAGCCGCCCGCGTGCGGGGTTTCGGTGAGGATCGGCATGGTTTTATCCTTTCAGGCGGAAGGTTTGGACGATCACGTCGCCCCAAGGGCGCGCGCCAGAGGGACGTCCGGGTTGCGGATGGGCTGCAGAGATGTCGGGTTCCGCTTCGGCACGGGTGGCCAGAAGGGCCGCGCGGACGTCGTCGAGGCTTGTGTCGCGCTCGAGGAACCGACCCGCCATCTGCGGCTGACCGGCCAGACGGCAGAGATCGACGACGGCGCGAGCATGGGTCAACGCCTCGGCACGGATGCTGGCGGCATCGGCTGCAACGTTGGCAGCGGCAACGGTGCAATCGGCTTCGGGCGCTGGCGCGGTGTCCGTAGGCAGGACGGTGTCAGCGTCCGAAGTCTCGGCAGCACCAAGAGTTTCCACCCCCGGGTCAGAGCCCGGATCAGGACCCATCGACGGGGTTTCAACAGCATCAGTGCCAGTGGCGACCGAGTGGCTGTCGGGTGCGATGTCTGGGTTGGCATCGCCAGTAGCGGGATATTCGTCAGACGCCTCGCCTGCAAGACCTGCGGTGATGCCACCATCCTCTCCATCGGCCGCAGTCGCATCCAGCCCGTCTGCCGTGACATCAACCAGCGAAGGGGGCGCATTGCGAAAGCGCCCCACATCGAACCGCGCGGCCATCCGCACCGGCTCGGCAATTCGGTCGGCAAAGCCGAGATCGAGCGCGTCCTTGGCATCAAGCCAGGTCTCTGCCGCCATCAACGGGGCGATTTCCTCCTGCGACCTGCCAGATTTGGCGGCATAGCCCTGCAACAGACTGCCTTTGATCTTGTCCAGCGCCTCGGCCATCGCCCGCATGTCGACAGCAGTGCCCATGACCATGCCGGCAGGGTCGTGGATCATCAGGAAGGCGTTTTCTGGCATGACGACCTCGTCGCCCGCCATGGCGATGTAGGACGCCGCCGAAGCCGCAATGCCGTCGATCCAGACTGTGACCGTGCCAGAATGGCGCTTGATGGCGTTGTAGATCGCAACGGCATCGAAGACCGAACCGCCCGGACTGTTGATCCGCAAGGCCAGAGGCGTGGCATCGGGCAACGCGCCCAGTTCCGCCAGAAACCCCTTTGCCGAGATGCCATAGGCCCCGATCTCATCATAGATCACCACCTCCGCGCCCGTGGTCTGGGCGCGGATTGTGTACCAACTGTTCATGCTGTCACTCCTGTTCAGATGTATCGTTGGTGCCTGCACCAGCGTCGCCGCCAGCATCCGGCAATTGCGCCGGTGTCGCTCGTGCGCCCTGCGTCTCGCCCGGGCTGGTGCGGTAGCGCAGACCCAATGCCGCCACGCGGGCCGCGTCGGTCGCGTTCTCGCGGTCGATTTCCTCGACGTCGTAGCCCGTCGCCTGGACGACCTTGCGGCGCGATACGATCCCGGCTTCCATCGCCAGCACCTGCGCCTGGATGTCCTTCAGCGGATCGACCCAATCCCAGCGTGGTGGGATCCAGTTCACCGGGCGGTAGCGCGCGGGGGAGCGGGCGAAGTCCGGTATCTCCAATGCGCCCGACAGCACCGCCGTTTCCAGCCAGCGTGCCCAGACCGGCCGGCAGAGCTGGTGCGCGAGAACGCCGTGCTGCAATTGCTCGACGCGGCGGCGGAACTCGACCAGTTCGGCGCGCAGGCTCGAATAGTTGGCCTGGCGCACGTCGCCGGTCACCAGGTGATACGGCAGCCCCAGTGAAGCCGAGACCGACAGCAGCGTCCGGTATTGGAACGCCTCATAGCCGCCACCGACATCGGCGGGGCTGGAGAACTTCACATCCTCGCCAGGCAACAGCACCTGCAGGGTGCCGGGTTCCAAACTGACGGTCGCACCGCTGTCGTCGGTCGCCTCGATCTCGCCCATCAGCTGCTCTTCGGGCGCGGTCTTGGTGATGAAGCCTGCGAACATCGCCGCCGTCTTCTTACGGTCCAGTTCGGCGTCGTCATATTGGTCGAGCAGGAACAGCCGCACCATGGCAGGTGCCACATGCGGCAGACCCCTGATCTGACCCGCGTCGATGGGCCGGTAGATGTGCAGCACGTCCCCGGCCGGAACACGGACCGTGTCGGACGTGAATACGCCCTGATCGGTACTGTCGCCCGGATGGCGGCGGCAAAAGTGATAGGCCACGCGCCGCCCGATCAGGTCGAACTCGATCCCGCAGCGGATGCGATTGCCGTCGGCGGCAGTTTCGGTTTTCTCGAAAGGCAGCATTTCCGATTGCAGCAGTTGCAGCTGGATTGGCACCAAAAGACCATCCTCCGCCCGGCGCGGCCGCATCCGGACAAAGCACTCCCCCGCGACGAACATCTCGCGCGCCACCATCGCCTGCAGCCCGTAGAAATCGGTCAGCCCATCGGCATCGGCCTCGTCGGTCCAGGCGAGCCACAACCGCTGCACCTGATCGCGCAAGGCCGGATCCTCGATCAGCGACGAGGGTTTGATCCCGTCCCCCACCAGGTTCGAGGCAAAGGCCTCGCAGGCATTGGCCGCATAGCCGTTGGTGACAACCAGTTCGCGCGACCGCGCCAGAAGGCGTGGACCGCCCGAAGCGACCAGAGAGTTGATGTTTTCCAAGGGCGGTTGCCAGCCGCGGAGCCGTCGCTGCGACATCGCCCCTTCCAGCCGGGCACGCACGGCTGTGGGGCCACCGGCCTTCCGGCGGCGGAATGCATCGAGCCAGGCCATGCGTCAGAGGCCTTTGCGGGTGATCACACGCACCTGCCGGATGATCTTGCGCCCCTCGGCGGCTGCGATCTCGCGGTCCAGCACCTCAATCGCCCGGTCGATCTCGGCGATGCTGCGGTAATCCACCGATCTGCCGTCATAACTCACCCGCGCCACGCCGCTGGAACGCTGCGTCGCGAGAGTTTCGCGGCGGGAGCGGAGGTCAGCAATCGTCGTCATGTCTACCTCATGTAACTTGATGGCACCGAGCGTCGCCGCGCGGCACTGCGCACCGCACGGATGGATCCGGCTGCGGCCTTGTCTTGTGACCCGTCACCGTTGCCGTCCCCGGCCACTTGCGTCTCAAGATCGACCCAGCGCGCCTCGGACCACCGATCTGCCCCGACGATCCAGGCAGCGGCGCGGGCGTAGACCCGGCAGTCCAGCGCCTCGTTGCGCTCGCGCAGTTTCTGCCACTCAAGCCGGGCAAAGCCGCGTTTGGTGCGCACGGTGACCAGTTCTTCCGCAACCAGCTGCTTCAGCCATTCGCTCTCCACCCAGTCGGGCAGATGCACAGTGCCGGGCGGATGCGTTGCCCCCTCGGCCAGTTCCTCCTTCGTCGGGCGCGGCAGGCCGAGATGGCGGTAGGTCTCCACCTTGAAGGTGGAGACGGCCACCGTCCAGAGCCGCGCGCCCCGGCGAAGGCGTTTGCCAGCGTCCGTCACATCGACATAGGTCGGGCCCGAGACCGGGCTTGACCGGTTGAACCCTTCGACACCTTTCACCGGTGCGACCTGCGCCACGCCCTGCCGCCGCGACCACGCGTAGACCGCCGGAGCCTCGTAGCCGGTGTCGATGGCGAGCTTGGCCAGCCGCAACTGCGCGCCGTTCTGATGGGCCCACGTTCGGTCCAGAAGCTTTGTCAGATCTGCCCACGCACCCTGATGATCCGGGCCGCCGTCGATCACGATGTGATCAACCAGCCAGCTTGTGCCGCCCCGGCCCCAGGCCCAGACGTCGACCTCGATCCGGTCCTTTTGCACGTCGGCTCCCGCGGTCAGGAATAGCCCGCCCGCAGGAACGATGCCCGGCTTCCATGTCTCGCGGCGATCATAGAGCCGCGACCAGTCCGGCGCTTCGCCCGTTTCCACCCATGTTTCGCCAAGGATCGTGTTCTTGAACGCCCGGATGGCCTCATCCGAGCCCTGCGCTGCCTCCCATGCCCGCACGATCCGCTCCCAGCTGAGCCAGCCGATCGGCGAATAGAGCGCCGAGAGGTGATAGCCGACGGTGCCGGGATCGGCGGCGGCAGCGGTTGCCCGCCACTCGCCTGCCTCCAGCAGTGCCGTCTTGTGATGTTCGGCGATGGGCCGCTCGCAGCCCTCGCAATGGTATGCCGCCGCCTCGGGCCGCCCCTTGTCCCAGCGCAGCCGCTCGAACTTGAGCCATTGGAACTGGCTGCAATGCGGGCAGGGCACGAAAAACCGGCGTTGGTCGCTGGCGTCGTATTCCCGCTCGATCCGGCTCAGCCCCCGGATCGTCGGGGTGGAGACCAGAAACACCTTGCGCCGATGGGCAAAGGTCAGGGACCGCGCCTCAGCAAGGCTGACTGGATCCCCCTCATCATCGGCCGAGGCCGGATAGGCGTCGAC